CGTCTGCGCCGACAAAAATGTGACCCCCTGTGTGTAAAACGGAGGCGCTGGTACTGGGCAGCAATCCGGCCCTTCAAGGCATTCTACTTGTGTCGGAGTGCCCATGATTTTCCTTTTGCTCGCGCCTCGTAATAATAGCGAAGCCCTTCAGCGCTTTGGCATTGCCTGCAAGATGATGCCAGGCCGTCCACCCACAATTCTACGTAGCCATCCTGTTTTGTGTGCCTTCCGGCTTTCCAATGCGGACAATCGGGTCCATGTTTCATCGCTTCGTAGTAACAGCGACTACTGCAATAGCGGCCAGCTTCACGGCACCGCTTAAACTGTTTTCCGCAAACTTCACATACAAACTCTCGCCATGGCATACTCCACCAAACAACCAACTCTCTCACCGCAAGCTTCGAGGAAGTTGTGACGCGACCATTGAAGCCATTGGTGAGAGAGTCGGAAAGTTGATTCAGCCGCGTCACACCGCCATTAAATTGATAGCGTGGCAGCATGTCAACTCTGGTTCTCCTGTAGTACGCAGAGCGGTTTCGCGAACTTGGGCATGGGCACCAGCGACGACATGAACGACGCGCCGAAGAACCTCGCGTGGCCTTGAATCAGGAGGCGGAACTGGATACGCCTGCCATCGGTAAGCGGGCGGTCGTTGATTTCGTCGCACAAGCTCTCGGGCTTGCCAAAGCCGATGGGATCGCGGATTTGCGGCGGGACGTTGGTGATGCGGGCGCAGCCGGTGAGCGGGTCGGCTTCGCAAGAGGCGCGTTCGGCGCAGAGCGAAAAGCGTGTCCATTGGTTCCAGCACGGGTATTCGTCGGCACGCCAATACACCGTCACGTCAACGCGTCCGCGCACGTCGTAGAAGTAGCCTTCACCGTCTTCGAGGCGGTTGATGAAGTGGCGCGGGTCAGTGTTGTGGAAGTCAAGCGCTGCGGTCTCCAGCGACCAAATGAGTGGCGTCTGGTCGTTGTCCTCGATGACATCGGTTTCGCTCTTGAGCACTTCCCACAGTTCGATTTCCTGTGCGGCATTTAAGACGAAGGCGAAGCAGCGCTCGACGCCGTTGAACATGCCTTTGACGAACTGGAGGACGCTGATGCCGGTGTCAACACTCTCCCACACGGTTGGCGCTTTGCCGCGCAGGCTGCTAATGAGGTCGAAATTGAGCGCGACCCAGCCGCGATGCAGGACGCCGTGCTGAGTGAACACAGGCGAGACGGTCATTAGCAAGCGGTTGTCGAACACGACGGCACTGGAGTACTGGAGCAATGCCGGGTCGTCCTTGTCGAGCACGTTGGATACTTCGCGGCTCATGGGCACGTTGCCCCAGGTGGCGAAGTCGCGTCGGCCAAGGATGAGCGACCAGATGCCGACGGTGCCGCGATACCAGAGGTCGCCCTTCGCGACCACGGTGCTGTATTGGGATAGGCCACCGCTTTCGACCTGCGACACGGTCAGGATGGGGTTGGTGACGGTCGCCCAGTCGGCGGTCACGGTGGGCGCGTTGCAGGAGAAGACGATTTCAGGCGTGAGGATTTGCACTGGGCCTTGACCAAGGGACGCGTCGAGGGTGGGCACGCCGCGAATGGCGGTGATTTCGCCCACGTTACCGGGGACGTAAAAGACCTTGTTCGAGGCGAGGTAGGTATTTTCGGTGACGTGCAGGACGGCGTCGCGAAACTGGTATGCTGCTGTACCGCTCGCACCGCCAACGGCATCGCCAGCGATGAAGGTGCGCCCATCGGGACCGGCCTGCCACACGCGCCCAAGCCAGTAGGTGCCCATGCGAGCGATGGGAAGCTCGGGGTTTGCGCCGACGAGCACGGAGCGTCGGCTGGTCGCGCCGTCGAAGAAGATGGGCACGCTTTGGCCGTCGTTAATAATCATCCACTTCTCGGCCTGCCAAAGCCACGCTTGAGTGCGCGAGGCGGGGTTCACGTCCCAGAAGGTGAGGACGGCGCCAGCAGCGACGAGCGGGCCAGGATCGTCGATGTTCTCGACCGTGAGCACGGTCGCGCTGTCCACCGACACGATGAGGTAATTGTGGTTGCCGATGCGGATTTCGTAATTGGCGGCGAGGTTCGCCGTGGACAGGACAGTGATGGTGACGGTCGCGCCGATGGCCGGCACGGCGAAGCCCACGTCAACGATGGTGTTGTGGGCGATGGTGATTTCGCGGACCGACGCGCTCTTAGCCGCGGGTGTGAACTGGAACAGGCGCCCGCCGATGGACGCGATGATCGAGCCTTGGCCGGAGTCGGCGCGGTAGTAGGCGCTGCCTTGAAATCTTGCGTTCTGTTGACGCGACTGCAAAACCGCGTCGCCTCCCCAATCCAATGCCAACTTGCGATTCGGTGCGCGAGGAGTAGCATATCCCCCGCGCACGCTAACATTCGTGGCATAGGCCAACTGCGTGCGAGGAAGCTGGGAAGGGAGCATCCCAGAGTTCATCCCGTCTGGGAACGCGGCAACCGAATCAAACAGGTAATTTACTTTATCAGCCAATCCACTCACTTATCCGCTGTTTCAACGGCGCTGTAAAGGCTGCTTCCGGTGGCCACCCAAGGCGCAGGCGTTTCTCAACGACTTTTACGTGGAAGTGGGCGGCTAGGTCAGTCATGCAACCTTTAACGCCCGCAATCTCGAAAACCCGATTAGCGCGTCGGTTCCTGTTGGACTCAGCCATCGTCGCCCAACGCACATTGCCGGGTTCATAATTGCCGTCGTTATTCGGCCAACGGTCGAGCACCTTCTTCGGCGGGCGCTCTCCCATGTCTGCCAAGAACGCCCCAATCCTTGAACTGCGGCAAATTGATGTTGGTGCGGCGTTGAATCATCTTCTGCCAACTGCGGTAAGTGGACGTTCCGGTATGCCCATGCTTCGTGATGCTCTCCTGCCATAAACAACCACAAGACCCTGTTCTGCCAGCGGTCGGGTTGCAGTTGAGCACCAAAACAAGGTTGCCACAACTACACTTACACTGGCTTTGCGCGTACTTCCTTCCAGCAGCGTCAACATGGATTGGCGCATCAGCGACGACTTCAAGCCTTGTAAAAGTGCGGCCAACGAGGGAGATTCTTTTAGACATAGCGTTGTGTTTCCAATGCTTTGTTTAGCGGCGGCGTTGGGCTGTTAAACCAACGTCGCTGCGAATTGTGAAGGAGCGGGCGTCCCCGTCAAGCGTGAAGGAACACGGCCACAATCTCGCACTCGACAATGGTAATCGTCGTGCCGCCAGATGGGTCCGTGTCAATCGCCACCATCATTTCAATGATGTCGGTCACGCCAGCCGTGGAATACATCACAGGCGGCACAACCAAGTCGATGGCCGTAGATGTTTCAGCGGTGACGACGCGAGTCTTGAACGCAGTGGCAGCGTTAGCCACGTCGCCTGGCGTGTTGTTCTGCCTGTGCAACTTTAGGCTGACGGTGCGCGATGCAGCAAATGTGCTACCCGTGTAATCGACGCGTGCTCGCGCATAGAGCATCCACGCACCTGCGGTTGTCAGCGTTATTTCCTCAGCGCCACTGGTTCCAAACGTGACTTCGGCAAACGCCGCACCAGTAATGACGTGTCCGGTGCCGCTGGCGTACTTAACGACGGCGTTGATAGCGGGCAGTGGAGTGACGGCGGGCTGCCAACCAGATGGGGAAACCTTTTCACCAGCAGAAATCGTATCGCCAGCGTGCGTGTTGCTTTCCCAATCAGGACTGACCACGCTGAAATGGGTGCTGTCGATAATCGCGTCAACGAGAAAGAACAGACCGCCTGGAATGAAGATTGGCTCCCCGTCAGCCATCCAACTTGTGTTTTCCACTTCGACAGTTACGGGTGTCGCACCGTCCGCAGGTGGCACAACGAAGTCGGCAGTGGTGAAGGTGAAGGCGCTGACGCCGTTGGTACCGTTGGTGCCGTCGGTGCCCGGCGGCCCTTCCAAACCCGGTATCGAGACCGTCTCTGGAGTTGGACATACTTGGCAGCAGTCCTGTAATCCGAAGCTCATAAAGTGCCTTTCGTTGGCCCGCCGTTCGGGTATTGCCTACCTTATGGGCTTGCTGGCGACCAGAGTCAAACGTGTTTCCAAGTCTGCCGCGTAACCACTTGCTCTATCGCCCACGGGCGCACGCCAAATATGCGAGACAATCGCAGGAAACTGGTGTAGCCCGTAGCGTAAAGGTAACGAATTAGCCGGACGCGCTCATCTGTCAGTTTCGCGCGTTCATGGGCTTCGCCTCTGGGCACACGCCCTTTTTGAACGGCGTCCAAACAATTGCCCAAGTTAGTGGACACAAACAAATGACCGACCCTGCTCCGTGTACGGACGTGGTGAGCAATGCCGTTTTCCGTTGGGTAATAACGATACGTGGTAGGGCATAGGGAATGAAAACCCGTTGCCACACAAAAGCCGTGTCGGCTCAGTGCGAGCCGCAATCGCGTAGCAACGGGCAAAAGGTTGGATGTCTTCACGCTCACGGAAGCGTTGCACGTTTCTAACAATCGCCTACGCTGCCGTCAACAACGATGCAAACGTTATTGAAGTACGGCCACCACTGGAAAGCGGGCACGCGAGCCATCGACATTGAGAAATGGTGCATCCGGCAGGGCAAAGACCTGTTCACGCATTACCGGGCGCTGCACTCGCTATTGTGGGAGGACGAGCACAACAAGTGGAGCGACTTGGCGTTGCGCGAGTTCACGGACTGCGTCGAGTTTCGAAAGCGCGGCATGGTGGGGTTGCTCGGACCGGGCAGCAGCGGCAAGACGTATTACGCGAGCAAGTTCGTCCTGTCGCATTACTACGTTTACCCGGAGGAGACGACGATACTGCTGACGACGACGACGGTGCAGAAATTGGACCTCGGCATATTGGGCGAAGTGAAGAAGCTGCACAAACAGGCCAAGGCGCGGTGGGACGATTTGCCGGGCGTGGCGCTGGACTATAAGCGGTGCATCATCACGGACCGGAGCGAGGACGGCGACACGCGCGACTTCCGCAACGGGATCATCGGGATCGCGTGCTACAAGGGCGAGCATTGGGTGGGCATCGGACCGTTCGTCGGCATCAAGAACAAGTGGGTGTTCCTCGTGGCGGACGAATGCAGCCTCATGCATATTTCGTATTTGCGAGCAACGTCGAACTTGGACAAAAACGAGCGCTTCTTCTTCATCCCAATCGCGAACCCGGTGAACGGGGAGCACTCGCCGATGGGCCAGTCGTGCGAACCGGAACTGGGCTGGGGCAGCGTGCGCGACATCACCAAGACGACGATTTGGCCGACGAAGTACGCGAAAGGCAAGTGCATCAACTTTGTCGGGACAGACTCACCGAACTTCGAGGGCGACGGGCGGCACTACCCGTTCCTGATCGACCAAGAGCGCATTGACAGCACGCTGCGGTTCTACGGGCCGCATAGCGAGGAGTTCAACGCGATGTGCTTGGGCATCATGCGGCCGGGCGAAGACTCGCAGCGAGTCTTGACGAAGCAGCTTTGCACAATTCACAAGGCGTTTGAGAAGGCGACATGGAAAGGCGTGAACCGGACGAAGATTTATAGCGTGGACGCGGCGTACGGAGGCGATAGGTGCGTCGGGGGCTGGATTGAGTTCGGCGACGACGTGGACGGCAAGCAGATTGTGCGCGTCGAGAAGCCGCACGTTATCAAGATTGGCATGAAGCGGGGTGCGGAGCCGGAGGACGAAATTGCCGAGCATGTGCGCGACGAGTGCCTGCGTGAGGGCATTCCGGTCGAGAACGTGTTCTATGACTCGACGGGGCGCGGGACGCTGGGCGCAGCGTTTGCGCGGGTGTTCGGGCATGTAATTCCAGTGCCGGTGGAGTTCGGAGGCAGGCCAAGCGCTAGGCCGGTGCGTCTGGACCTGTTCGTTGTGGATCAGCATACGCAGCAGCGCAGGTTGAAGCGCGCCGACGAGGAATACCAGAAGCGGGTGAGCGAGTTCTGGTTCGCGGTGCGCTGGCTAGTGGAGAGCGAACAGTTGCGGGAGTTGCCGGAGTCGGTCGCCCAGGAGTTCTTCATGCGGGAGTTCATCTTTGTCGGCGGCAACAAGCGCGACGTGGAGCCGAAGGACAAAACCAAGCAGCGCATCGGCAGGTCGCCGGACGAGGCGGACTGGCTGGCGACGGCCGTGGAAGGGGCGCGGCAACGCGGTTTGCAGATAGCCAAACTGGGCGCTGACAAGTTCATCGAGGGGGGCGGCAAAAGCTGGCTGGAAGAACTCAACGACCGGCACAGGAAGCTCATCGCCAGCATGCGCCTCAAGACTGCGGCTTGACGGAGTGCACCGGGGGGTAGATAAGGGGCACAGTGCCATTACGCAACATTCTGGTCGTGCCCCCTGGCGGCTTTCGCTACACGCAAGCGGCGACGGACCGCACGCCCGCGAAGAACTTCCACACGATGAATGACGCGTGGAGCTTGGCGGTGCAGGTGGCGAACTTCCGGGCGGGCAACGGGCTGGAGCGGGCAACGCCCAAGGAAGCGCTGAAGGACATCGACGACGCGCAATGCGAGCGGCTGCATAATGATCCGGCGCACTGCATCGACGCGGATAAAAAAAAAGGCGTTCGAGCAGCGATAGACCGCCGGTCAAGAAGTGTCGGACATGCGGCGGTCGGCGGTCGCGTGTTGATTGAGTGGCTAGGGGAGGGCGCAGTGCCAGTTCCCATTGAAGTGGCACAGCGACGGGCCAACGTGTGCCTGGAATGCCCAGAGAACCGCGATGGGCACAGCCTTTTGCGGCTGACAGCGGACGCCGTGCGCGCCATCGCCGAACAGCTAAACGCGAAGGAGCATCTAAAGCTGCGCGTCGAGGGTGAGGAAAAGCTGTACTCGTGCGCCGTCTGCCGGTGCGCCTTGAAATTAAAAGTGCATGTGCCCATCGGCACGATCTTGAACCACACGGACCAAGACACATTGAACGCTTTCCCGGCATGGTGCTGGGTGACAAACGAACGACCCCAAATGATATGACACAACCTCTAATAGTCGCGTTGCCGACCCACGCAGGCGACATCGAACAGGCCGAGACGCTGATGAAGTGGATGGTAGAACTTGGCCCAATGCGCGAGCACAGCCTGTTGGTGGGCGCGGACGCGGGCATCCCGCAGGAGCGCGTGAAGGCGCTTCTGGATGTGGCGCGACCGGCATTCCATAGCGTGCGGGCAATGATTATACAGACAGGCGCGAAGGGCTGGCCACTGGCAGCGAACCTGATGTTTCGGGCGGTGGCGCGGCAGATTTACGAGGGCTACAAGTTGCCGTGGCTGTGGGTGGAGCCGGATTGCGTGCCGCTGCGAGCGGGCTGGCTGGATGATTTGGCGGGCGCGTATCGCCTATGCCCGCGGCCGCTGATGGGGCATGTGATTGACAACCCAGACGCGCCGGAAGGTTTGCCAAAGCGATACGTGAGCGGCATCGCGGTTTATCCGCAGGATTTGTTCGGACTGCTCAGCAAGCGATGGCAGGAAGCGAAGTTCACCGGGCCGACGAGTCCGGTGCGCCGGCCGGGACAGCGCGAGGCACCCGCAGTGGGCGCGTGGGATATGACCTTCGCGGACACGCTGACGCCGCGGGCGCATCACACGCCGCTGATACAGAGCCATTGGGGGACGGCTTACAGCACGCCGCCTGTGTTCAAGACGCTGCGGACGGAGGCGGACCCGGCGAACGTGGTGACGTTGGACTTCATCAAGCGCGAGGCGGCAATCTTCCACCGGGTGAAAGAGACGGAGGACTTTCTGACGATGTGGCGCGTCGGCTTGGAGCACAGGAAGGCGCTGGCGGTAGAGGCGCTGAAGCCAACCGGAGCGAGCGCATACGTGCTGGACAAGGCGCTGGAAGCGGGGCTGATCGAAGCACCTAAGGCGTTGCCGACGGCAACGGAGCCTGCACCGACGCAGGAAGGCGAAGCGGTCGTGGGCAAGCCCGGCGAGGCGAACCCGAACTTCAAAGGCGGCGACACAACACTCGCCGAACGCCGCAAATCCGCCGCACAACGCAGCAAGGAA